GTTCATCTTTCACCTCGACTACTGAAGAGATTTCTTGGGTCTCTCGATCATCTCGAACGGTCTCTTCAAAGATCATCTCACCTTTCCAATACAGTTGCTTTGCCTGTTCAGCGTCATTAGCTAGTACTTCATATTGTGAGAATCCTCGGGAGTACCCACTCCATTCTACCTCGACTAGGTATCTCTTCACATCAGCTGGTTGTGCCATTACTTCCTCGGTACTTCTGCCCATGTTGTGACTCCCTTCTTCAGTACCTTACGCATCATGTTGTGAGCGAGAAACTCTCCACCAATCTCAGACATAGTGATCTCTATACCATCCGCGTCATAAGGACACTCGGCATTATAGCCCTCACCAGAGCAACTAAACCCCTGAACGAAGGCGTCTTCAATCATGGCATGCACTTGTGTGTAGGTGAAGAGTTTTAATCCTTCCTCTTTTAATGTATCCATCAGTGAAGCCTCTCGTTGCTGTACATATTCCTTCAGACTTTCCATGTCCACTTGAGGTGCCTCCCCGCAGGAATGTCCCCAGTACTTGAATCTCATTAGTGAATCTCCGCCTGAACTAGATAGTCTGCGGCATCTCTTAGGTTATGCGGACAATCTCCGAAATAACCTAAGCCCCTGTTACACGAATTGCAGAGTATTCCACGTACCCTGCCCGTATCGTGACAATGATCTACTACAAACCTAGCATTGTTGTCGAGTTCATGCTCTCCGCAAATCTTACAACACCTATTCTGAGAGTCGAACATGTTTTCGTAGTCTTCAGGAGTCATTCCATACCTGTGTTTCAGGTTTGCGCTTCTTTGAATAGCCTTAAACTGTTCTGAGTTCCGTGCACGATAGTCTTTAACAGCTTTGTTATCACAGACCTTACATCGATACTGCTTACCATCAACGTTCTTAGAACAGTTATAGAACTCATCAGGAGACTTAAGTTCTTTACATACTGTACACTCTTTCATGACTACCTCTAATGGATCGTGGCCCAGGTTTGGCCTATCTTTGCATCAGCATCTAGTGGGAGATTAAGATCTAGCATCTTACCTGCTACTACTACTGATTCGATCATGAGTTCTTTCAACTGTTCTGCGTACTCAGGATCACACTCGTAACTCTCTTCGTCGTGATAGTCAAGTACCTTTTGACAGTGCTCGTCTAGGTTAAGTTCAATAATCTTTTCATGTAACCAGATACGTGCTGTTGTCATGATCACTGCTCCTGCACATTGGAGTAATGTGTTCAGTGCTTTGTGCTCCATAACACGTCCTTCGAACTGACGCATCATGATCTTACGACCATCTAGTCCACGCAACCAACCACGTTGGCTAGCTTTCTTAACATCTTTGATCAGCTTCTTGAGCTTAGGATTAGCTGCAAGGAAGGCAGCCTTCATCTTAGCACCCATTGCTTTCTGCTCAGCTATTGTACCATCAGGCAATACGATACTGCCCAGCTTAGCATCACCAGCACCATACAAGAATGCATATATGAAAGTCTTAGCTGCATCACGGGTAGGTAGCCCTGCCATCTCTTGGTTATATGTGTGGATATCACCGTTCAGGATAGCTTCGGTATAGACTTCATCATCAATGTAGTGTGCAAAGCAACGTAGCTCTAGGCCTGATGCATCACGTCCTACCAGTACCCTTCCAGGTGCAGCACGGAAGAGGTTCCGCATCTCCGTACCGAAGAAGACTGGTTGTTCCGCTGGATAATAGATCAGCTCGTGTGTCTTCTTATCTGAACTAGGCTTAGGTATGTTAGCTACAGACCTGTGCTTCATTCGTCCAGTATTAGTACCCTGAGGATTAGCGCCAGCAGTGATACGATGATCATCCCTAGTGTTCCCCACCCAACCAGCGATCTGAGAGCGCCGATGTGAGGCAACAGAGCGCTGCTTAAGTTGAGCACCAACGCCACTAGGCAAGCTGTCAAAGGAGTCGGGGGTAAGTTTAGGAGATGTCTTAAGCGGTTTGCCCTCATCATCGAACTCCTTCTTACTGTAGTTCCACTGAGTAGGCTTCCATCCTAGGGTGTATAGCCACTTCTTAACTTGGACATCACTACCTAGGTTAATATAGTTCCAATCTATCCGCGAGAAGGGGCCAGATACGAGCGTCTCATCAAATTCGATTATCGAAGACTCGTCGGGATTACTTCCAACGATCTCTCCGTACCAGTCGATAACCATCTTCGTGTGCTCGCCATTCTTTTTGAACGGGGAGTTAACAGTGACACCTTTCTGTTTCGCAGATGGTGGTATGCCAGCCTTAAGTATAACTTCTAGGCCTTCAACATACACATCGAGTGTAGCTAAGTGTTTCTCAGCGTCTTCCTTATTGAAGTAGCACCCGTTCGTCTCTTGTACATGCATGATGTACGCTGACATGTGCTCACTCTTCAGTGCAGTAGACCAGTCCTGTCCACCCTTGATGTATGCCTTAGAGGAGAAGATAGATTCATTGTGATTGACAACGTCAGCTTCTTTACATAATTCTTTATAGATGAGGTGTTGGATCTCTACGTCTTCAGCACAGCGATGTAACATCTCTATGGAAAACTGTGACCAGTCAGTGTGATCAGGCTTCCAACGTCCTAACCGTAGGCCCCACGATTCTACTGCATGAGGACCACTCTTAGATCCTTCAACACGTGGACGGTCAGGGTTTAATAGACGGGACATCACCAGTGTATCTACGATGATGGTGTCTGGGGAGGGGCTCCAGTTAAAGAGCTTCTTAAGGAAGGGGAAGTCGAAGGTTGTTCCGTTGTGAGCACACAACCATGTACAGTTGTCCAGGAATTGCAAGGCAAGACACTTGTGTTCACCTGCACAAGTCTCTCCTTCCATGTAGGGGTGGAACTTGTACACCTTGCCAGTATCAATGTCCTTAGCTACAAGGCAGTGCATTACAACAGCTACGTCTAGTAACCCGTTTGCTTCAATGTCGATAATACAACGCATGTGATCTCCTTATTCGTCATCATCCTCAGCCAGCTTCCAATTCCACCGCCACGCCTCTCTTTCCTTCTCAGTGTACGGTCGAGGTACATCAGAGTAGGCAACACCATCGTGATAGTCTTGCGTACCTAGTGCTGCTGCTGCGTCTATGTACTCTTGTTGCATGCTTCCGCCTCCGAATCAATTGCCCTGCATACTAAGGCCTGTAGCTCATTAAGATCGTCGTTGATAGTTGCGCAAAGGTAATCGTCTGATGCACCCTTGACCTTCCCTAGTTGATCACTCGCCCAGTCTAGGTGCAGCAGTACTGCGCGGTAGTGGTCGTTGTTAGTGCGGACATAGAGGAGGTCATTGATATTGTTTGCGGCTTCTTGTGTGATGGTTGTCTTAGTCATCTATCTTCTCCAAGAACAATTCATTCTTTATTTGATGGACTATTGCTTTGAGGAGACGCTCTGCATCATCGCTCTCATCACTTATAATAACCTTAATGGTGTGCTCACCTGGCTCAGGAACCTTCACTCGGTAGTTAGGATTCTTAAATGTGATAGGTATGTTGAATGGTTCCATGTTAGAATGCCTGTCTATATGATGAACCTTTAGACCCTTTCTCTGGCTCATAGTTCAAAGGTTTACTGATCGGTGTCATACGGCCAGTCTGTTCGTTGAAGTATAGGTAGTCTGCAGTACCGGTACGCCCAGTGAATCTGCATTTAAGTACTGTCAGTTTGGATGTGTTAGCACAAAGAGGATCAGTGTGCTGTTGGTTTCTTGATAGGGCAATCACTGTGGAGGATAGCTGCTTGAGTGAGCCAGACCCACGGAGATCGTCGAGGGAGGGGGTAGCGCCTTCTTCAAATGCTACAGAAGTGCCGCTGGTTTTAACTAGGTGCACGATAAGGAAGATAATGATGCTTAGTTCTTTTGCTATCTTGGCGAGCTTAGTCATGATCGTGTCGATACGTTGACGCTCATCACCATCAGCTGCATACTCAGATACAATGATGGAGAGGTGATCTAGGAAGATCATCTTCACATTGTTAGCTGCGTACCATCGTAGCTTGCTGAAGAGATTGCCATCGTCCAAGCCACCAAAGTAATCGAGACCGTGCCACCTACCTTCACTGAAGTAGAAGTCGAACGCTTCCCTTTCTTCTTCAGGGGTGACGTGCACATCAGGGAGAGAGCACCGCTTGTTGACATACAGCTCCACCATCCCTTCAATTGAATCACCAACATCTTCTTCAAGAGCTATGTCAGCAAAATGAAAGTCAGTGGTACGGTGGTAGTGATCACGTAGTTCACGCATCCACTGTGTCTTGCCCATGCCTGTGCCACTAGTGATGGTGATAAGCTCTCCATCCCGTGCACCGTATACCTTCTCGTTCAGTATAGCGCATGAGTCAGGGAAGGGGTATGAGACACGGCTACGGTTGGTCTGATAGCGGTCCCAACAATCACCGTAGTTAACAATGGAGTCAGGCATGAACTTCTTACAGTGCTTGAGTACATCCCACTTCATCTCCTCAGCCTTACCTTTGAGAAGCATATCATTAGGATCTTTCTCACTAAGGGTAGCTATGTATACCTTACCGCTAAGGAGTTTACATGCATCCTCTACAGCAGCTTGTCCTGCATCATCTTGATCGAAGACAAGTACAACTTTCTGGAAGGAGTTAACGTAGTCGAGGTCAGTGGCAATGTCCTTAGCCGCAGAGGCAGAGCCATGGGCTAGAGAGACAACAGCAGGGTGCCAGTCGACAAGGTCTGAGAGGGAATGGAGGGCTTGGTAGAGAGCCATTGCATCACACTCGCCTTCGGTAATGAACAACCATTTTTGATTTGCTTTGTGACAGTGTGTTCCGAATAGGGATGCGCCTTTGCAATCACCCTTGGAGAACATAGTCTTTGTTGCGCAGATTCTTTCTTTGTAACCAGTGAGTTTATCATTTCGGTAGTAGGGGTACATGTGAGACAGAACAGTCTCGCCATCTGTGGGGGATAGTGATACGCGGACACCATACTTTTCGCATGTTTCTTTGGTGAGGCCACGTGTTATGAGGGAACGCAGAGGGTAGGTCTTGAAGTCTTCGAGTACTTCTTCGTTGGTTATCTTGGCGCTTAGGGGCGTCATGCTCGGTGTTGGTGACCTTAAGTTCACGTTCGAGCTTGATTCTTTATCGACCCATCCAGGTGGGTTAGGCTCGTAGTGCCCGCAAACAAAGCATGACGCATCTATTTTACCATTGACTTTCTTGTACACATTCATTGCGTTCGATGAACCGCACGCAGGGTTAGTGCATGGGTCACGTGCAATGATCTGTTTCTGTTGCTCCACACTATACCCCTTTTCAATACACTTGTTCTTCATCCCTTCAGTGAGGGCTTCTCAGTCAGTATACTTAATGTCTAATAGCTAAGAGGGTAACGAGGATGAGGCTTACAAGTCAGAACCACCTTATTATCGGTGCTCATCTCGTGTTCTTCAAAACCCTAACAGATAATTAGACAACCAGAA